GGGGAGTTGAAAATAAGCGTACCAATGGACAGACAATGTTTATCATGGATGGCGTTCTCCAGAAAGCATTACAGGATATGAACTTCTCCTTCGATGCTGTCAAGAAGGATTGGGCTGATAAAGGGCTGCTGATTAAGTACAAAGATACCTTCAAACAGAAGAAGTCCATCAATGGAAATATCGTCTACACTGTGGAAATTAAGCTGCCGGAAGCTGATTTTGAGGATTATGACGGCGAAAATTTCTAGGTTTCTAGGTTCTTTCTAGGTACGCCTAGAAGCCAGAAGCCGCATAAACAAAGGGTTTGCAGACTTTTTCTAGGTTTCTAGGCAAATCCCGAATACATTATATATAGAAATTTTTATATTTTTTCTTATATATATATTTACTTTTACCTAGAAACCTAGAAATATAGTATATAAATAGTAGAAAACACTGATAAATAAAGGGTTTGCGAGTTTCTAGGTTTTTTCTAGATTTCTTCTAGGTTGCGAATTTACCTAGAAATTTGCGCTCTCCGTCCATCGGTGTGGATATATGGAGGTGATATTATGGCTGACTTACCGACTAAGCGTGGTAAAAACTCCCCGGTGATTGGTGATAATGGTATGCTGACTACTACAGGAGATAATGCTAGATACCTTCGTCATGCATTAGCTTCGTGGAATTTGCCACCTATTGATATTTCTGATCCGAAGCAGGTTGAAGATAGATTAGCATGGTATTTCAATCATTGTGTGGAAAATGATATGAAGCCTACGGTCAATGGTATGGCTAATTCGCTTGGTGTTCATAGAGATACGTTGTGTGATTGGAAAAATGGGGATAATCGTGCTGCAACACATCTCGACATCATAAAAAAGGCGTACAATCTTCTGGAGGAAATGTGGGAAAATTATATGATGAACGGCAAAATCAATCCTGTTGCCGGGATATTTCTTGGAAAGAATATGTTTGGGTATCAAGACAAGCAAGATATTGTGGTTACTCCGAACAATCCGCTTGGCGACTCCCCGGATGCATCGACTATTGCACAGAAGTATGCAGAACTGCCGACTATTGATGCCGACTAGCCGACTATTGACCGACTATCGACTATCGACTATTCAGCGACTATTGAGAGTATTTTTGCTCCAGAACCGAGCAAAGGTACTCTCTTTTTTACGCCTAGTCCGATCTGTAGGGTGTCTGTATCTGTATTATGTTATATTCATAGAATGCCCCTAAAACGCCACAGAATGCCCATGCAGGCGTTTTTATTGCAAGGGTGTAGTCTTATAAGGGTAAAGCAAAAATAGGGCTTAAAACAGCTTATATGAAGGCGCAGAAAATAGGCATAAAAAAAGAAGGGCTTTCGCCCTCCTTATTTGCTGTATTTCGCTACATAGAACAAAATCCATATTGGAAAAGTTAATACAAGGAATATCTTATATAATGTTAAACCTGCTTCGCTTTTTTTCTTTTTGCTGTTCATTGTTTAATCCTCCGAAAATAATTCTTTATAAATATCTAATGTCAATTCTTTGTCATCGCTAGGCTCGATCACTAAAAATCCGTAACCTGTATAGCCATGTTTTTCTAGTATAGGTTTTAAGTATTCGCTATTGCATTCTTCAGTGCTGCCTAGCATGAAAGCTATTTCATCTAGTATGTTTTGCGGTATGTTTTCGAATTTCATTGTTAGCACCCCACACAAACAACGTAACCATCTTCAGTTTTTCTTATGTCCTCATATTCCATATATTCTTCTAAAGTCATTTCCATTTCGTCAGCACGTTCTTTATACCATGCGATCATATCATTATATGTGGAAAAGAAAACGTGATAGTCAAAAAGCACTTCCACCGTTTCGCGGTCACTAGATACGCCCATATTAAAATATATTTGGCAGCAAAAATCGGTGTTCCCCATGTAAAGATCGTGCATTGTGTCAAGGTTTTCATCATGTGCATCAAGTATATTTAATAGCTTTAGCATATCCTCTTTACTATCTACGACATTATATTCGTTCCAATGTTCCATAATGTAATTTTTGTAGTTTATCATGTTTTTATCCTCCATATTGTCTTTATCGGCTGCAGCCGTTTTTTACTTTAATTGTTCGTTGATAATTCTAACACCGTTTTTATTGTAGCAAAGTCCACAGGTGAAACAATTTCTAGCACCGCAATTGATTTCCACGTTTTCGCTTGCTATGTATTCTTTATCGTACACAGTAAAAATTTTATCTACAAAATCATACTTTGTTTTACGTTCCTTATTGATAAATAAAGAACTTAAAATGATATTGAGGTTTTCCGGCTTGCTGTGTCCGTCTTTAATTGCTTTAGCGATATAGTCCGGGTTTTTTGTCCACAGTGCGAATTTTACACCCGGATTTTTCTTACAGATATTAAAGTAATTTATAACCTGTATGTCGTTGTTGAGATCGCCGAAAGCCTCAAATCTAAAATACAATACGTTGATAACAGGAAGCTGATCCAACGGAATAATTCCGGATGTTAAAATTATTTGGTTCTGGATCATTGGCTTTTCCATGCTAGGAAATACTTTCATTTGTTTAGCAGCGAAACACTTTTCGCAAATGCTTCCTTTAATCGCTGCGTTCTTAGCGCATCTCTCGTTTGTGGTTACCGATGTGCTAATACTTGCCATGCCTTCCATCTTGCCATTATGCTTTGTTGTGAAGTGAAGTCCGTTGATCTTTTTGCTGTTTGCCATTGTACAAATTGCCATATTGTTTTACCTCCATATAATTAACATGATTTCTTGTTGCTATGGATAGTATAACATGATTTCTTGTTAATTGCAACATGATTTCATGTTATTTTTGAATTATTTTAACATGATTTCTTGTTTGGTTTTTGGTGTTCGCAAAGTGTCAAGTTTGCGAACGCTTGCCATGGATCGCAATGGATCGCAATGGACAAAGCCCCCTATGGGGGATATGCAGCACGCCGGATCGCCGGGGTGAACACCTTCCCCCGATAAAAATTTTAAAAAGCCCCTTGACATTAACAAGAAAAGCTGTTAACATAAAATCATGTTAAACAAGGGAGGACATACAAATGAGAGCGAACGATGCAATTAAAGAGGTAATGGCAACAAGAGGAATGAACCAGACGAAGTTAGCGGAAGCAATGGGCAAGAGTACACAAAGTGCTGTAGGCAATGCACTTGCGAACAAGAAGGGGCTGCACACTGCAACACTTGTGGAAATGGCTAGGGCGTTAGGTTATAAGGTAGTACTTGAGGATGCGATGAATCCGAAGAATAGAATCGAGGTAGACGAATGAGATACGGATATGCGAGAGTAAGTTCAAAAGGTCAGCAACGAGATGGTAACAGTTTGGAAGCGCAGGAGAAGGCATTAAGGGAAGCCGGAGCAGAAGTTGTTTATGCGGAAGCGTTCACCGGGATGAAATCGGACAGACCAGAGTTCGGAAAGCTGATGGAGATATTGCAACCGGGCGATACACTGATTGTCACTAAGTTGGACAGATTCGCACGAAGTATGTCGCAGGGTACGGAGTTGGTAACCGCACTGATTGAAAGAGGTGTGAAGGTGCATATCTTAAACATTGGCATCATGGACAACACGCCTGCATCTAAGTTGATTCGTGGAGTATTCTTCGCATTTGCGGAGTTTGAGCGTGACATGATAGTGGAGAGAACATCCGAAGGCAAGGAGATTGCAAGACAGAATCCAGAGTATCGTGAGGGAAGAAAGCCGATGGAGATGGATTCTGGTGAGTACCGCAGGGTTCGAGAGAGTGTTAGCCGTGGGAACATGACAGTGGTGCAGGCGTGCAAGGAACTTGGCATAGGCAGAACGAAGTGGTATGCACTGTTGAAAGAATAGGTAAAAAGTGGTAATATAATAGCAAAAACACAAAGGAGGACGATATGAAGAAACTTATTTTAATTGCAACAATGGTAATGGTAATGCTGATTGGCTGCGGTAATAAGCCAGAGCCAGTGACAGAAGCAGAGGTAGTAGGTTATTGGATGGATGAAGATGATAACCTATATAAGATTGCCGAAGGTGGAATGCTATATGTGTACGCACCTATGATATTAGGTGATGAGGTAACAGGAATGATGCCGTATCTTATGGGAACATTAACATATTCGGATGGCAATGTGACACTGACGATAGATGGTGAAACAGGTGAGATTACATTCTCCGATGATAGAAACACTATGTCAGCAGAACACGTTACATGGAAGCGTATCAGCGATGCTGAAGCTGCCGAGTTGGGAGTAGATGTAGAATAAGTAAATAACGCACAAAAGAGAGCATCCAGAATGCGGAATGCAGGGAGGTAAGATGAGAGTTGAACCTGTTTTGTCA